GGCAGCAATAGCCTGACGACGCATATCGCCATCAGCCTGAGCTTGTTTTACGGCCTCTACAAGAGGATCGTTCTTTGAACTATTAAATCTGTTATTAAACATTGTTGGTTCCTTTTTGATTGATTTCTGAAATCATTTCTTCTTATTTAGTTTTCTTCTAGGCTTCATTATAGCCATTTTCTCAAACTCTGCGTTGATATCAGGTCTTCCGTCGTCACTGGCGTTACCAGCATTAGGCGTGACACCGATTGGAGCATCAAATATGCTTTCTCTGCGTAACTTTGCTGCGGTCTCTTTAATCTTCTGTTCCGCTAGTTTTCCGTATCTTGCTTTGAACTTGTTTCTTGTCTCTTCTCTCATTGACCAACGATCAATAGCAGACCAGTTTGTCAAAGGATCGCCGATTGAGAAAGCATTCTGGTCGCTTGTGATATCACCGACGAATGATGGATTCTTAGCTGATGTATATGTTTGTCCGACTCTATCAGCCTGCTTTGGTAGATTACCAAACACTTTGACCTGAGGCGCCTTTGTCTTAGCATACTGAAAGTAACCCATCTCTAAATTCTTACCAGGAATCTGACCTGGTGTATCCGACTTATACTTGTCTGCTAGTTTGGATGTGCCCCAATTGCCAGCACCACCTGTTTCCAATATTGGTGTTCTATTTACGCCTCTAAACGTTGAAATAGTTCCTTTAACTTCAGGTGTAGCACCATACGCACCTCTTTGTGTATCAACTTTTGGTGTCGTATTCTCAGGAGTTTTCGCACCAAATCTATCTTCTGGTGAGGGTGTTGTTACATTATTTCTACGCCAATCTTTTGTATATACAGTATCATCTTTAGCACTAGAACTATTGTCATTTCTTTTATCTATAATATTCCTTGATGATGGCATAAGGCCTGTATCCATTTCATTCAACATATTTTCAAATCTGCGGTCGGATTCTGATAGAGCAAACTGACGAATATCCTCTGATACCATTTCAACTAGCTTATGATGTGTCTCTTGAATAACCTCTTGTGACTGATTGAGGTCTAGATCATTCTGAATAACAAACACTCTTTCAAACAAATCGTCATAGCGGTCTAGAGTATCCTGAGCGTTCTTCCACTTTGTATATCTTACAGCCTCATTAATTACTCTTCCGCCTTTTTCAGCCCTAGCTTCATTGCGTTGTCTTGAAACATCGTTGCTGGTATTGACGAATACCATGATTGTTTCATAACCAGCTTTTTCAAGGTCTTCTTTGATGAAACGAATACGCTCATAGTTGGATGTACCGTTGACGACGATCAACCGGTCTGACGGCGTTGTATATGTCTCTGAGGATATCTCTGAGAATCCAAATGGTAGAATAGTCTCTTTGAGTATCTTATCTTTTCCACTGCCAGGAACACCAGCTAAGACTATAGCTTTATTCTCTGTAACATAACTCATACTGAAGGCTGCGGGATTAGCTTTGCCATACCAGCGCATAAGTTCGCCGGCACGACTATTAGCTTCGTTCTCAATGTCAGAACCAGTAGCACCTTCTTTGGCTATGTCTTTGCCAATGCGACCATCTTCATTCTGCTTATGATGAACTAATTCATGAGCAACTGATCTAAAGATATCCATTGGATGTCTATTCTTGCTCATGACATAAACCTCACGGGCACCAGGAGCATAAGCAGCAAATGATGGTTGCTCACCCTGATCCGCAGGCTCTTTGAACTTTAATGTTGGCTTATCTTTAATGCTTAGTTTGTCACAGCAGAAATCAATAAATGAATTGAGATGATTACTAAAGTCCTTGCGGCTCATCTCTTCACGAATATATCTGACTGTCTGCTTATCTATTTCTTTTGACAATCTTCTATCAAGTTCGCCACCATGTCTTGGTACAGTAATATGTCTGCTACCTTTTTCATGTGAATAGATATCGTGATTTGTGCCTCGACGATGGAGCTTCCATCCTCTTGTAGATAAGAGTTTTACTACCTCTCTTTGTGAAGCCTCATCAACATATTCTTCAGCTAAGTTCTTTTTAGTGGCAGTAAATATCTTTTTGGCTAATGTCTTATCTCTAGCGGCTGATGCTTTAGCGAATGTAGCAAAGTCACCCTTGCGAACTGCGGCTCTCAAGGCTGTGCCAGAGATGCCTTGCTTTCTTGAACCAGACGATACTACCTGAAATTTCTTAAATGGATAATGGATCTTAGGATTGAAATCTTTAGCAGTCTTTGGCTTGATATACTTGCTGAATGATGCTCTAAACTCTGATACTCTATCATCACCTACCACAAATGTTACATCTTCGTAACCTTCATCGGCCAGCTTGCGACATATAGCAAAGGCAGTCTTCATTGCTGGATCATCAACGAAATTGACGCCAGGGAATATCTGACGAAGAAACGCCATCTTCTGTTTCGGCGCTAGTGGATTCTTAGATGGGTCGTGAGATTGGGAAGTATAGATACGATGCTCTGCACCGTTCTTTTGAGCTAGTCTAACAGTATATGTGATTAGTTCTGCGTGACCTACAGTAGGTGGATTATAGCGTCCAAATGCGAATACAACTTTTTTCATTCTTCTCCCTCTGCGGGTTTATTGTTTATTTAGTCTTTTTCTTATCTTGAGCCTGTTTGACGATCTTTTTGATAGTCTTGATGACAGGAACAGGCTTTATCTCTGGATGCCCCTTATCGCATCCACAGTGTTCTTTGATCTTTTTCATTACTTGCCCCAATTCTTGACGGCTAGAAAGTTTGCTCTACTAAACTCCAGACGGTCTACTAGCTTGACAGCATCTCCGCCAGTTGACCAGGCAGCAACATATCCTTCTGGGGTTGTTACTTTATAGCCACCATCAGCGGTGTGTAAGAATGTGCCAAGATCGTTGACCTGATTGAACTTGGCAATCAATAACATCTTAGCGTCAATCAATAAATTCTGTAGCTGAAATATCTTCTTTAGATCGGCAGCATTTTGACGATACCATCTAAGGACCATATCTCTCTCTGCCTTACGCTTTGCTTTAGTAGCAGGCATCTTGGCATCATCAATATTCTTTTGGTATTTATCTCCAACCCACTTAATTAGTTGGGCAGTATGATTTGCTCCCATATGCTCACCAGCACGAACCTTCTGATTATAGAAAGTCATGATATGGATCTTGTATGTGTCGCTAGTAGCAATCTGATTTAGCAATGAAGCTGGAATAGTTCTAAAGACTGAACCGCACTGTGAGAGTATGTTTGTTAGTCTAGCATTCTCTGACTTGGTAAGTGTAGCCTTGCCTGTAACATCCATAAATCTATTGCTACGATACCATACATTCTTAGATGCTCTTAGCCGCCCGATGTCAACGTCGAAATTAGTTTGGAGAGAAGACATAGTGGGACCACTATAAGAAGTGTGAAAAACAATTCCCATTCGAGAAGAAAGTACCTGCTTAGATAGTGTCGTACCTTGCGGAACAGCATACGTGATCGTGTTCGGCCGAAACGTAATATACTTTTTACCATCTATAGTTTCCGATTTTAGCTCATCTTTCGAATACATAAAATCGCCATGGATGATACCAGTAATACCCAATTCAGGTAGATATTTCAAAGCAAGTGAAAGTTTAGCCGCTAGACCACCAGAGTGATTTGCTCTAATGTCTGCTTCAGTATAATTGAGTTTGGCATTCTTAGCAAAGATAGATTTAGAGCCAACAAAGAAACGACCGTTCTCTGGATTGATACCAGCATACAAAGCTGGTGCTCCATCAAACTTAGTTCTTAGAATAAGAGATCCACGTGCCTCTGATAATGTCTGTCCATCATCGGCAAACATATCTCTCAATGAGATTAGAAACTGAATAGCGTTACGTGTGCCAACGACACCGCCTTCTAATACAGCATCTTCAATGTGAGTGAGATGCCGATCTTTTTCTGCGGCGGCTTCTGTGAGAAAGTCTGATAATCTAATCATCATATTCCTATAAATTTAAAAGGGTTTTTCTTTGAGGTTCTAGGCTTCACGCTATATATGCTATGTTTTGCTTGACTACTTAGTAGTTTTACCTCAGGCTGTAATTCAAAATTGCCAGTTCTATCGCCCACTCTAAAGACAAGTCTATTCTTGCCGCCGAACTCAGGAACGTTTGGAATCTTTAGAGGATTGGATTTTCCCAGTCTATAGAAATCATCACCCGCACTCATATAATGAGCAGGTTCAGTTTTTCCTTTTAGATAGTGTAGGGTGACTACCTTGCCAATATCAAAGTTAGCAATAGAACAAATATTTTTGTTTGGTTGTGTGGATAGAAACATTTTCATTGTTTCTGGTGAAACAGTATTAGGATCGCCCTTGCGTCGTGTCTTAGTTGAGAATAGTGTAAAGTTTTTAGGATCGCCTGTGTATCTGGTCTTAGCTTTGCTATTAACGGTTAACCAATTTCTCAGAGATTCAATCCATGCTTTTGCTTGAGGATCGGCATTAATCTCATTAGCCAAACTTACAGCACCGGGCGATGTTGCAGAATCTTCTGATTCGATTTTCCACGCACCGCCGACATAAGATAGTCGAAGGTTCATCAAGTTATCTGTGTGGTTCATTTTCACTTCAAGCCATGTCTTTACATTAACAGCCTTTTGTGCTGGTATACCACGAGACGCTTTTTGTGCTGGCTTTGAATATATGATACGAACATCGGAGTAACTTGTGCTAACTTTAGGGCGCTCGGCCGATAAACCCTTAACACCCGATTTATCAACATAAGCAGCGACATCTAGTTCGTATTGATCAGAAGGTTTCAAATTCTTCTCCTAGAATTCCTAGGAGTATTTATGATCCTTTAGGTATGTACCTCAAAGACATGCCACACTAGGGTACTTGTCATACCGTTCTGTTGAACTGTGCCGACATATTCATAATGCTTCTTATCATAGTCCTTCATCTCAAAGCCTGTGCCAAAGACATGAAACTCATACTTGCGAGTTTCTTTCTTGGGATTGACAATAGCCCAAATAACAGGAATGTTACCCTGCATTTGAATGTTAAGGATCTTTGCTGCTCTTGGCATTTCAATTTCATATACCGCATTGTGATGGATGTCAAGGCCCAGCGGATACTTAAAGATCATTTTCATTATAATACCTCATACTTTCCAGTTTCGTCAGTTGTATAAACGGTACGCTTGATACCAAACTCTGCGATTGCTCTTTCACAACCACAACACGGTTTAGCCAGACCCCAAACAAAATGATTGTCGCCTGCTTTAGGTTTCTTTACTCTGGTAATGTATAACTCTGTATCTTTCAATTCTTCTACTGTCAATTCACGTAAGGCATTCTTGATAGCATGAACTTCCGCATGTAAAAAGATAGCCTCAGGATTCTTGGAAAACTTTGCTTGGAATGGATGGGATTTTCTGCGATTGTATCCGATGGATATAATCTTGTTACGATGCACGACCGCTGCGGCAAAACGGATATTGCTATCATCGTTTGCCTCAGCAATCTTTGCCAGTGTGTGTAGAATACCTTCGTTCACTTTTTTCATAATGTATTATATCACAAGATCAGTATTAGGTCAATACAGGATACTTATTGACAATCTTTCCTTTGACAACGGAAACTGTTCCTGGCACAACACCACCAACATCTTTTCCGTCATAGCGCCATTGTATCTGAATGATACCGACCTCACGGGCGTGCCATGCTCTCCAGCCAGATGCTTTATTAGAACCAAATGATTGGTCGTATTCTAATTCAATAACATCAGTGTAGCCGTTGAAATAGTTATACTGATTGACATACTTTACTCTTTGATTACCAACAGTTGGTGCTTCAAACTTTGTAGAACCAATTGGATCAATTTGAATTGGAGCATTAAACTCATCACCGATATTCTGAATGCCACCCCAAAAGATTTCTTTGCCTTTTGTAAAAGCAGTTGTTCTATACTGTGTCCAGAATTGATACGATCTTCTAGGATAGATATCAGCGGTTTCTGTTACGCCTTTGTCACCAAGATAGTCCATAACCCATGTTGATTGCCATTTGTTATCGTGATAATCTTCTTGATAGTAATGTCTGTTATCTCCCGAGTTCCATATCATGAATGAATATGGTTTACCATCTACGCCGTTGTTGAAGTTATGTATTGAAAGATAACCTACTTGTGGTTGTGGCCAGTAATTGCGGAAGATAAAAGCCATTACTTTTCTCCTAGAGTTGCCCTCAACATCCAACGCTGTTTACGATGTGCGGTGATTAGATCCTGAACATAGTTCTGCCAACCAAATGCTTTCTCTTTACCTGAAAGTTCATAGCATTCGTTTAGAC